AAATACTCTTCTACCGTCTTTCCACTTAGTCGCTTCCATGAACCTGTCGTGAACTCGCATAGCGTATTTTGGTGCACTTGCGTTACGTCCTCCATAAAAACCCCTATCCCAACAGCCTGTGCCGTGGTGGAATTTATAGAGACCTCCAGTTTCTAAAGACAACCACCATGTCGGGTTGTCTTTGTCACATTTTCTTGGTGGTATAGGAGTTAGTCTTTCTTTACCTTGTTCTTCGGTAAAGACAGGTGGTCGATAATAGTTACTCATATAGTTTTTACAAAGTAAGGGGGGCAACCCTCGCACTGAAACCTAAGTACCTTCTCACCATTTTCATCTGTTACGATTAGTAGCTCATCAGGTACGTTGGTGCTTGGTGCGAAGATAGTTAAAACCTCTTCTTCAACACCGTTAGCATAGAGGTCAAACTCCCATTCTTCCATAGCCTCACAGTAGTCACGGTCTGGCTGAACGTTATTCTCACTCAGTTCGCTATAGCCTGTGACAAAAAGTCTTTTACTTCCCAGGTGCTTGACCATCTCAGGGTAATGAGGTTCATCACCTGTTACTTCAAACCACTTCATCAGCTATTTCCTGTATTTCTGGTATGGATTTACCATCTTCAAATTCTTTTAACAGCCTCTTAACGAGGTCCCAATCTTGTATTATTTTTGCCATGTTAGTCTAGTAATTTCATATATGCGGAAGGTTCATTTTCTCTGAACCACGTTAAACACTCATTCATAAAGTCATAATCTTTTAACGCTTCGGCACCTTTAGCACCGTCGTAGACGGCTACGGCATCTGGTTGTAAAAGTACTTTTTCGCCAGAAAAGGGGTTAGCTACTTCTACTGGTTCTCTATCGTAGACTACTAAGCCTTCTGGTAATTTTCTATCAGACATATTTTTCTCCATTACAAGTTTTACAAGGAAAGGCGATGATGGGTATTGTGACACCCTCGGTGCAGACACTGTTAACACCCTTGCCACCGCAGGTAGGGCATTTCTTTCTATCGGACATATTATTCTCCATTTATTAAACAATCGTCGCTAGTTTTCACCTAGCTTATATTTAGTATAGCTATGACTACGTGACTCTAAAGCCCTATATTTACAGTTGTTTACCTAGCTCACAGTGAGGGCATGGTTTCACGATTAACTCGTTAGTCCCGTGCACTTTACCACAAGCGATATAGCCAGTGTCGTAGCACTCTTCACATATTTTCATATTATCCACCTTCCTTCAATTACTACACCACCCTCTGGTATTTCTACTTCAAAACGGTCTTCATCTCCGTTGTAGTAAGTACCATCATAAAGAGTTTCTTTGCCCCGAGTTGCTGTTATGTCACAGCCCTCGTAAAAAGTCAAAGGGATTTTGTCAAAGGGTTTGGGTAGTTTGAAAAAGTCAGTGTTGGTGTAGTGCCCTTCGTACTCTCCAAACTGTCGGTCTAGTTCTCTAACTAGGTCATCTCCTTCGGCAAGCGTGCCTTTGCCAATATTCTGTAGTGGTGTACCCTTATCTTCTGTGATAAGGGTAAAGTACCAAGGTGACTGGAGTTTAACTACGTTGCTAGTACTCATTGAACTCTCGTTCTAGCTGCAGTTGTTCTGCGTACTCTGTACCGAATAGAGCTTTGTCTTCGCGAAAACTTTCTACGTCCGCTACCCCTTTATTGAACTCAGCGTTATCTGATCTCGGGTTGAAGTGGTGACACTTCATGTGCGTCACACCGTGACCGCCTGAGTGCCAGACTACTTCTTCATTACGTTCAGTTTTATTTCCGCATACTATGCATTTGCCTGCGTACTTGGCATATATTACTTTAGTCATCTCTTTCTCCTTTTCCTTGCATTAACATTATAACTTCTTGGTCGGTATCTTGCCTCTTTATTATCAGGTACTTATCCCATCGATAAAGTAACACGTCGTCGTCTGAGTGCAGTAGTTTCCAACTGTACCTAGCTTCTTTGGCATACCCTGGGATTTCTCCGCCAGTATGTATAGCCCAACCGTTAGCAGCGTCACGCCAAGCCATCAGGCAGTACCCACTGTTTTCTTAAGAGCACGGTAGGCAAACCTACCACTCTTAGGGTTTTGAAATATGGTTGGGTGACGCTTTTTACTTCCGTCGGCAAGTTCTACCTCACGTTGGGAAGGTTGCGAGTCACGCCAGTCCACTCCGCCTTGCTTGAGGGATTTCCTCAACAATTTAGCTTTTTTACTGTTCATATTTTCTCCTTTTTTAAACATATAGGTTTTAGAACCTATACTACTATTATACTAGTGACTACGTGACTCTAAAGCCTTTAAGTAGCACTTGTTTATTTCTTAAATCTCATAACTATACCTGTATCACCAGCACCTCCAGGGAATCGGTGAGTGATATAAGTATAATTATCATCTTCTTCGATGTGAGTGATTATGTGATGGCTATCATTTTCATATTCACCTATCTCCTTACCTAACGGTGCTTCGGGAAGGTCAGAGGCATCGTCTCCTTCGTATATTTCCCCACCGTTTTTTAGGTCTTTCCATTTACCTTCGCATTTACAAGGTCCATCCCAACACTCAACTTTTTCACATTCGTTCATAAGTATTCTCCATTTATTAAACAAGGTGACCGTTCATAGCGTCTACCAATTTCTTGATACCAAATAATGAGTAACGATCAATTACTGGGATAGTAAACTTAAGATATTCACTAAGGGCACTCGCTAAAGAGCAACCGTTCATTGATAAACATATGAATATATCCCGTTGTTGAAACGAGGCTCCTTCATACACGTCACCATAACCCAACTCAATAATATTATAACCACTATCGGGTAGGTCATTGAGGTGTACAGAGCTGTACACAGTTTCCCAATTATCAGGTAAAGATTCATACACCATATCTTGGTCTTCGATACTATCAGCATTTTCACTAAAAAACCAACTGAGTTCGGTATGACAATCCATAAGTAGATCTTCTACGATGTCTACCACTCTGTCTTGTTCCTTACCTTTAGAGATAATTCCTTTAATGTCATTGCTGACATATTCTTTAGGTATTATATCCCACCCATCTTTGACTTTATACTTTGAAGTTTTTTGATTCATCTTGGGTCACCGTTATTATATAGATCAACCGTACCGTAGTAGATTGGGTTAGTTTCATCATCATAGTTATAACTTATTTGACATTGACATACGAATTTATAATCACCCCAGACATAAACACTTAAGAATAGGTAACAAAGTTGACCCATACCGTGATTGATTAACCCACATTCCCCATCTGACCCTAGATCTTGAAGAGTTTTTAAGTTATTAGACAAGATATCGATCACGCGACCCCCATCTTCGCCAGTTAATCTATTGCCATTAGCCCGTAGGTTTTTGACAACATCGTTTAGTTCTTGGGCATTGCAACCCTTTAAACCCTGACGAGGGTTATAGGGGTTAACGACACCATTACATTCTACCATAGCATTCACCTTTATTTTAGTTAAACAACGTAGGCTATTTATTACAACCTACTTTACTATTATACCTACGAGTACGTGACTGGCTAGTATTAGTATATGAGTTGTAACCTCTTTACAAAGTTAGTAAGTACTTACTTACTTGATGATTGTCGGGGTTACTCAATATATAGTTAGTGATCACTATCACTGGAGGTCGCGAACATGCGTTGATTAGTTAAGGGGTTTGGGGTATTGGTATATAGGGTTGCGTAAAAGAAAAAATAAAAACACAAAAAAGGGATAAGTTAGCCAATAGCCCAATAGTATTTAGTGCTGTTTGTTGTAGTACATAGAGCTGTGATTATATTGAGTAGTCTTATTACCTGAGTATTGGTAGTTTGTAGATAATAACTAGGTAAATAATTGGTAAATATACACATTGATGACGTGTGTAGTAAAGCAGAGGGTTTACTTTAGAACAGTGGTACTTATATAATAGATAACTGGTATTGAACTAGGTAAACCTTGTCAGACAGGACAAGAGGAGAAAAGATACAGATGGCTAGAACAAAAGGATCAGGAACTATGACCCCTCAACAAGAGAAGTTCGCACAGAATGTTGCCAAAGGCATGAACAAAACTGAGGCTGCCAAAGCAGCAGGTTATTCGGAAAAGAATGCCACTCGGGCTGGGTCTATGCTTGCCAGCAGCAGCAACCCTAAAGTAATGGACAGAATACAACAGCTCCAACAGATGGGTGCTTTGAAAGCTGGGTTGAACTTGTCTACTCACTTAACAGACCTGAAGGATATACGAGATGGTGCAATGCGGAATGGTGCTTGGTCCGCAGCAGTTACAGCAGAAGTCAGTCGTGGTAAAGCAGCAGGTCTTTACGTCACAAGGTCTGAGTTGACAGTCAACAAGGTTGAGGCAATGTCCAAACATGACATCATTGCCAGAATGGAAGAGCTTAGTCTGAATACCGCTGGCATTCTGCCCTCGGCTGATGTGATAGACGTAGAAAGCGAAGTTCTCGAAGATGAGACACACTCCACCCTTGGTACACAGCAATCGCAGAACCAATTAGGGTAAAGTAGCGGAGGTTCTACAACCTCCGCACTTTAGAATCTAGCCTTCTTCGTGATGATGACTAAGCACAGGACCATCGACGAGTTCTAAGTAACCCATATCGACAAGATCATACTTTAAGTCAGACCATGAAAAGAAGGTAGATTCAGCACATTCGCGTAAAGTTTTACCATCGGCAAAACCCATACGTTCATTGTGCTTTCCAGCTTGAGCTTTTTCAAGACGCCAAGTGACCGCGACCGTATGATCGAGGTACTCCGACATACGCTTTTGAAACGCAGAACCTTTACCGCCACTTTTGCGCTTAGCCTGAGAGGCAAGCACTTCAAGAGCAGATTCTAGTTCTGAGTCACCAGCGACGGCGAGTCCGACTAAAGCTTGAGCTTCTTCAACACTAGGTTGAATTACTACTTTATCT